CATTGACAAAATCGTCCCCCTGGAGGGCGGCGCCGAAGAGGATCCTGCACTCTTTGTCGCTTCTGCAGGCTCCAGAATGCGTATTACTTCCGCCATGCGAGAAAAGTACCAGGCACACGTTGCCGCCCAGCAGGAAGAGGTAGCGAACAAAAACAAGGCAAGTCGCGCCCTGGCTCGGCTCAGAGCGCTTGCAAAATATTAACCTTTTAGGAGGAATTTTACATGGCAATCGATTTCATGGAAAAACTCACCGAGCTGCGGGCGCAGAAGGGCACGCTGCTCACCAAGGCCGAGGCTCTGGCAGCCGAAGGCAAACTCGACGAGGTCGAGAAGATCACCGATCAGATGGAAGGCATCAATGCCGACATCAAGAAGTGGGAGCGCCTCGCAAGCGCCAGCAAAGACGCTGCGGTTCCTGCTTATGATGGCGCCCTGCATACTGGCGGCGAGGGTGCTCCCAAGGATGAGGGCGGCGTGAAGCTCTTTGCATCTCTGGGTGAGCAGCTGAAGGCCATCTATGACTTCCGCAAGAACGGTGTTGTGGATGATCGTCTGGTTAAGGTCAACAACGCCGCGTTGGGCGCCAACGTGGGTACCGGTGCTGATGGCGGCTTCCTGATCCAGACCGACTTTGCTCTGCAGATCATGGAGAGCGCCGTCCAGTCCAGTCCTCTCCTGAATCGTCTGGATCGCTATACCTGCTCCAATCCCGCCAACGCAATGCGCTGGATCAGCGTGGACGAAACCGATGTCTCCAACAGTGTGTTCGGCGGTATTCAGATGTACTGGGCCGCGGAAGCTACCGCAGTAGCCGCCAGCAAGCCCCAGTTCAAGGAAATGAAGCTGGATCTGGAGAAGATGATGGGCGTTGCCTACTGCACCGATGAGATGCTGCAGGATGCCTCTTTCATGTCCGGCTTCTTCGGCAATGCCTTTACCCTGGCCGGTCAGCGCCTGCTGACTGAGGGCGTTATCTCCGGTAATGGAGAGGGCAAGCCTTTGGGCATCATCAACTCCGCTGCGCTGATCACCGTGGATGCCGAGGCTGACCAGGCTGCTGCCAGCTTTGTTGGCAAGAACGCCATCAAGATGCAGGCCCGCGCTATGCCCCGTCACCGTGACCGTCTGGTGTGGCTGATGCACCCCGACGCCGAGGAGCAGCTGCCCGAGCTGCACATTGCCTCCGGCAACGCAGCCAAGTTCCTGTGGAATCCCGAGGGCGGTCTGGGCAACTTCGACACCCAGCGCGTTCTGGGCAAGCCCGTCCTCTTTGAGGATAGCTGTGCTGCTCTGGGCACCAAGGGCGACATCATGCTGGTGGATCCCTTCCAGTACATTCTGCTGACCAAGGGCGTTGCCCGTCAGGATTGGTCCATCCATGTGGAGTTCCTGACTGATCAGAACTGCTTCCGCATGGTTTACCGCTGCAATGGTACTCCCAAGGTCACTAAGCCCCTGACCATTAAGAACAGCACTAAGACCCGCAGCCCCTTTGTGGCTCTGGCTGACCGTGGCGCTGCCGGCGAAGGCTAAGAAAGGAGCAATCAGAGATGAAGGAAAATAAGGAAGTCCTGAAGGAGCAGGAGGCTCAGCCTGAGCCTCAGACTGCCGAAGTCATCCAGGAGGAGCAGAAGGCACAGGTTGTTGTTGCCAGCGAGAAGGGCCTGCGCCTGCGTGTCGGCCCTGCTGTCAGCTATGACATTCTGAAGATCCTGCCCGACAAGACAGCGGTCGATGTTCTGCCCCTGCCCGGCGGTGCCGAGGTGCCTGGTTGGGTTCCCGTCTCCGCAGACGGTCAGACTGGTTGGGTCATGGCCAAGTATCTGAGTTCTGCAGAGTAATCTTTTCAGGAGGAGTAAGCTATGTCTGAGGCGTTGTCTGTTCCCTCTGATCGGCTTGACAAGATCATTCGCTATATGAAGGCGGAGGACACTGTTGAAGCTGAGCCCGGGGAACGGGAAATCATTGAAGATCTGTGCTTGGCTTCCATGTCATACCTTCTGGGGGCACCTTTGAAGGAGACGGAAGAAAACTCCAGATTGTACTGGTTTGTCGTTCAGGCAATGACCCTTCACGCTTATGATCACCGGGATGAGGTAGGCTTTATTCCGGAAGGTGTGAGGCCCATTGTCAATCAGTTGAAGTTGGATGAGGATTATCCCGCCAGCGAATAATCGGGCCAGAGCATGAAGTGCCGGGGCCGTCCCAAGTTAAGGGGCGGCCCCGGCTTTTTCGTTACGTGCATCTTTTCGCAAAAGATGCACGTAACAGGCTATTGGAAGGAGGGTGTCTATGGTCGATCCTGGAAAGATGCGCCATCGCATTAGGTTTCAGCGTTTCGTAGGCGAGCCGGATGCCTTTGGTGATCCGCTGCTGGCGGATGACTCGCAATGGAAAGATGTGGCCAAGCCGTGGGCCGCAATCGATCCAATCAGCGGCAAAGAGTTCTATGCCGCTGAGCAGAGCCAAAGCGAAGTCAGCCACAAGGTGCGCTGCCGGTACCGCGCCGGCATTACCACTGCCATGCGGATCAAATACGGCGAAAGGATCTTCTCTATCCTCTCTGTGATCGACTGGGAGGAACGGCATGAGAGCCTGCTGATCATGTGCAAGGAGCTGGTTAAGTAATGGCCCTCGAAATGTCGTTTGATTTCAGTGACGTTATTCGCCTGCAGGCGTCGTTGCTGAAGATGGAGAAGCTCCCGCAGAAGGTTGTGACAAAGGCGGCCGGCAAAGGTGCTACGGTCGCCGGCAAAGCTGTCAAAGCAGCTGCTCCACGTGGCCAGACTCGGGAACTGAGTAAAGGCTTCAAGCGTAAGGCTGAGAAAAGCCGAACAAAAGGGAAAAAGGTCTATCAATATGCCATGGATCCAGCTAAGAATGACATCTTCCAGAAGCCAATCAAGAATCCGGGAGAGGCTGGGGGAAAGCATAAAACCCATGCCTATTACCCTGCGTCGGTGGAATACGGCTTCCTGACCCGCAGCAAAGGCGGCGGCCTGACTTATGTACAGGGCACGCATTTCGTGAGAAATGCAGCTGTAAAGGCAGCGCCGGTCGTGGAAAGTGTGATTATGAAGACGCTGACCGAGGAGCTGGAAAAGGAGTGGAAAAAGAAATGACCCCTGAACAAGTGCTTAAAACCGCTCTGGAGACGGTAGACGGACTGATCGGCAAGGCATTTCCTCTGGAGGGCCTGAAAAACGCTGTAGCGCCGTTTGCTTTCTATCTCCGGCACAGCTGGGATGAGGAAGAGACGCTGGACGGCCCCACCGGCCTGCAGAGCGCCACATTTGAACTCAATTTTGTAGCTCGGTCTTACGCCGAGCTGATTGCATTGTCGGGCGCTGCCCGGCCTGTCCTGCAGAGTCTGCAGGGAACGACCCACGAAGGTCTTTACATCGAGCGAATCACGATCCGGCAGGCCTCTCCGGATCTGAAAGAAAAAGAGGTCAATCTGTACCGCAGGATGTATTCCCTGCAGATGAATTATCAAGAGGAGGAAAACAATTATGAGTAAATCCAGTGCAATCGGAACCAAGCTCTTTATCGACAACGTAGCGTGCGGCGGTCTGAAGAGCATCAATGGCATCGAGGTGTCGGCCGACACCATTGACGTGACCGACCTGAACAACTCTGACGGATACCGCGAGAAGCTGGCCGGCCTCAAGGACGCCGGTGAAGTGTCCGCCAGCGGCTTCATGGACGGCGCGGACGAGGGCCAGGAGAAGTGCGCAGAGCTGCTGAACAGCGGCGATGTCGTTGACTGCAAGATCGTGTTCCCCGCAAAGATCGGCAAGACCTGGAACTTCAAGGCGGCTGTGACCAAGTTCGCCACCGGTGCCGAACTGGAGGACGCTGTGAGCTTTGATATTTCTCTGGCCGTTTCCGGCAAGCCCACTCTGACGGCCACGACCGAAGCCGCCGGCTAAGGAGGTATAGTCCATGGATGCAACAATGAATCGCCCTGATCAGAACGACGTTCTGATCTTGGAACTGGACCGTCCCCGTGAAATCCGCCTGAGCCACCGGGCAATGAAGCGTTTCAGTGCCCTCACCAAGTGCTCCGTTGCGGATATGGAGCAGGAAATCCAGCACTACGACCAGCTGACCTGTCTGCTTTGGGTAATGGTCACGGACGAGCAGCTCGACCGCAACGAGGAGCTCATGACGCCGGATAAGCTGGACGTGCTGCTGAACAAGTCCAAGTACAAGATCTCTGATCTGATGAAGATCTGTTCTCAGGCCATCAAAGCGGCGTTTGAGGACGAAGAGGTGGAGGAAGAGGCCGACGAGACCGACCCTCCTCAGACGGCGGCTGGAACTGGCCACGAAGCCTGAGCCTTGCCGCCTCGTTAGGTATCAGCGTCCGGGACTGGGAGCACATGACTCCGGTTGAGCTGAATCTTTACGCAAGGGCTGCTGCCAAGCGCCAGCGTGAGGAACAGCGGCTCTCCCAGGCCAACCTCTATTCTCTGGCGGCCCTGATCCGGTCCATGGTCTGGTCCAAGCATCCGCCGAGCTATGAAAAGGTGTTCCCGGACAAATCCAAAAATCAAGAGGAAATGACAGACGATCAGATGTATGCCACGGTCAGGGCGTTAAATGCCCTGTTTGGCGGAGAGGAGGTGGGCTGATGGCTGTCGTAAAGAACCTGATGGTGCGTGCCGGTGCAGATTTCTCCGCCATCACCAAACAGTCCAACAAAGCAAAAGCGTCCATGAAGGGAATGCAGACCAGCGTCAGCAAATCGTGCTCCCTGATGACCTCCGCAGCGTCCGGAATGAAGAAGGCCTTCGCCGCCATGGGCGCCGTCCTGTCCGTTTCGGCGGTTGTTTCTTTTGGCAAGGAGGCCAAGGCTGCCTACGATGAACAGGCCGAGGCCAGTGCCAAGCTGGCCCAGGTCATGCGGAATACCATGGGCGTCCGGGCAGACGAGGTCAAGAGCATCGAAGACTTCATTGACGCTCAGGAGCGTCTGGGTGTAGTGACCGGAGACATTCAGACCGAAGGTGCGCAGGAACTGGCTACATACCTGACGCTGTCCAGCAGTCTGAAGACTCTGATCCCGGTCATGAACGACATGGTGGCTCAGCAGTACGGCTTGTCTGCATCTGCTGAGAGCGCCGTGTCGATCGCTACCATGCTGGGTAAGGTCATGAATGGCCAGACATCGGCGTTGTCCCGGTATGGTTACAGCTTCACGGCCGCCCAAGAGGCGGTTTTGAAGTATGGTACCGAGGCTGAGCGTGCGGCGGTGTTGGCCGAGGTGGTGTCTGAGTCGGTCGGCGGCATGAATGCCGCGCTGGCAGCCACGCCAAACGGCCGGCTGAAACAGGTATCCAACACCCTGGGCAAGATCCAGGAGACCTTCGGACAGGCAATCAACCATGTCCTGGTTCTCTTCATCCCGGCGCTAAACGTGCTCTGCAGTATGCTGGCCAATGTGGCCACGCTGGCCAACAAGCTGGCGCAGACCCTCGCCAACGTGTTTGGTTCCGGAGCGTCCAAAGCAGCAACCACAGTGAGTTATACCGGCGCCGTTTCTGAAGCTGTAAGCGAGTTGGAGGCGGCGGCTGAGTCTGCCGGAGAGGCGATGGGCGCCTTGGGCTTCGATCAGATGACCAAATTGCCCACCAGCTCCGAAGCAGCGGAAAGCGAAAGTGCAGGTGGCCCCGTCGGGAGGATCGCAGAAAGCGTCGATGGCACCGAGGAAGCAGGAGAGTCCATCGGATGGCTTGAGGCGAGATTGACCGCCCTGCAGGAGAAATTCGCATCATTCGACACAAGCAAGCTGACTGGGGGATTGGCCCGGTTAAAGGAAGCAGCTGCTCCGTTGACGCAGGGGCTGTTTTCCGGCCTTTCCTGGGTCATGGACAACGTCCTGGTGCCGCTGGCCGGCTGGACGGTGGAAAGCGGTCTGCCGGCCTTTCTGGCCGGTCTGGCGGCTGCGGGAGAGGTTCTGTCTGGTGCGTTGGAGCGAATGCAGCCATTTGGAAGCTGGTTGTGGAACAACTTCCTGCAGCCGATCGCCGGCTGGGCAGGCGATGCGTTCATTGATGCTATGAAGGATCTGGAGGACTCCCTGTCCAATCTGTCGGATTTGATCTCCGGTGAAATCTCCTTTAGAGATTTCATTGCGGAGTTGGGACCTCTTGAACAGGCCTGCCTTGGCGTTGCCGCTGCTATGAGCGCACTGACCGTTGCAACAAAGGGTGTTACTGCGATAGCGGCGATTTCTGCGGCAATCAAAAGCATAAAGGTCGGGCCGATTGGTAAGCTGGTCGAAGTGTTTATGCTGGCCTCACAAGGTGCCGGCACTTTGTCGGAAGCTATGGTTGCAGTCTTTGGCAAGACAACGAGCATCTTTGCCGGCATTGGCGCCATTGTGGGCGGTGCGGTCACGGCAATCAGCAGCTTCCTCACCATGCTGAAGAATGGCTTCAGCTGGGCGCAGGAGGCGTTGATGGCTCTCGGTGTGGCCATTGCTGCAGTTGGTGCTGTGATCCTCGGTGCTCCGGCTGCGGTCGCTGCGGCCGTGGCTGCCATTGTTGCCACCGTGGCAACGCTGGTTGTTGTAATCAAGGATAACTGGGAAAGCATTAAGACCTTCTTTGCAGAACTGTGGAAAGACATTAAGTCTATCTTCCAGGGGTTTGCAGATTTCTTTGCCGGTGTGTTCTCCGGTGACATCGACCGCGCGATGAAGGGGATCAGCGGAATCTTCAGTGGGCTGAAGACTGTTGTTAGCTCCGTGCTTGACGCAGCATCCAATATCCTTACTGGCTTTTTCGATTCGCTTGAGGGCTTGTTCAAGGGCCGGCTGCCGATTACGGTGGCGCTCCTGAAGGAGACTCTGCTGGCAGCCGTCAGTTGGATCAAGGAAACGCTTGGAGGTCTGTTTGATGCGTGGAAGCAGATCTTCAGCGGTATCATTACGTTCTTCTCCGGTGTGTTCTCCGGAAACTGGTCGAAAGCCTGGGCGGGGATTGTTCAGGTCGGAAAAGGTTCGATCAACGTCCTGGTTACGGCGGTGGAATCCTTCGTCAACTTCTTTGTCAAGGCTCTGAATGCCGTGATCGATGCCGTAAACAAGCTCTCCATCAAGGTTCCCAAATGGGTGCCGGGAATCGGCGGCGAATCCTTCGGATTCAATATTCCGAAGATCCCGCAATTGTCTTTGCCCCGCCTGGCCTCCGGTACCGTGGCTCAGCCCGGCCGCGAGTTTGCCGCCATCTTGGGCGACAACACGAGGGAGCCGGAGATCGTTTCGCCCGTGTCCACCATGCAGAAGGCGTTTATGGACGTGCTGAAGATGCTGGGTGCGACCGGGAAAAACAACCCCAATCCCACCAAAATTGTTATCCCGGTGTACGTGGGCGGCCGCAAGATCACGGAGAAGGTCATTGAGGACATCAACGATCTGACCCGTACCACCGGCGAATGTCCCATCATGATTTAATCCGGCCAAAGGCGGTGTCCGAATTGGACACCGCCGAGGTCGTGAAAGGAGGCGGCGAATATGCCGTTGTTTATTGTATCTGATCTGACCATCAACGGCGTGGTTATGCCGGCGCCAAAGGTGGGCGGCATGAAGATCCAGCCCGAGAAGGTGTGGTCCAAGAACGCCGGCCGCACCGGTGACGCTACTGCAGTGGGAACAATCGTTGCAATCAAAACCACGGTTGATATTTCCTGGCCACCCCTGACAGTGGAGCAGGTGGCCACGATTGAAAGTGCGGTGTCCAACATTGCGCTGCCATTCGTACCAATGGAGTTCACCGATCAGACCGGAACCAAGCGGAAAATGAACGTCTATTTTGGCACACCGACCTACACCGCATTCGACTGGGTCGATGGCCAGTGGAAGGTTATGGACGCCTCTGTGTCCGGCATCGAGCAGTAAGGGGGAAACATCATGCTTCAGATTGCAGAGAAGTATGTCGGCCTGATCGACACAGTGCCGTTCACGCTGCAGCTGACGACGGCGGACGGTACCGCAGTACCACCCGGCGCAGTCAAATCCGCAGGGTGGACCGGCGGCAGCAATTCCGGGGATGATATTACCCTTGGCAGCACAGTCGCCACTCAGCTGAAGGTCGAACTGGACCGGGAGAAGCTGGGCGGCATCGATGTGTCCGACGCCCGCTTAAAGGCCATGCTCGTTCTGCAGGGGGAGGAAGACTCGCTGCAGATCCCGTGGGGCGAGCTGCAGGTGACCGATGACGACAGCGACGACGACTCTGTCAACATCACTGCCGGAGACGCTATGCTCTGGGCGTTCTCCACCCAGTACGCTCTGGACGATGCTGCCCTGGGCTTTGACTGGGCTGCCGGCGTGGATGGCGAAACCTTGCTGCGGGCTATTTGCGATGCCTGCGGCGTCACTTTAAGAACCACCGGCCTGCGTAAGATCACGCTGGCCCATGTCAGTCCTTCCGGCTATACATACCGGGAGGTCATTGCATTTCTGGCCTGCATGTGGGGCTGCTTCGCACGCATAGACGGAGAGGGCCAGCTTGTCCTGCAGTGGTACACCCAAGCGGACCGGCCGATCACGGCCAGCCGGTACTACGACGGCGGACTGGTCAAGGCTGATTACGGCTACACCGTGGGTTACATCAAGTGCTATGTCGAGACGCTTGAAGAAACGCTGGTGGTGGGTGACGCCACCAAAGCCCAGGGCATTTACATCAAGTGCCCGTGGATGACGTTGGAGTGCCTGCAGGCCGTTTGGGAGACCGTGGGCGGGTTTAATTTCCGCCCGGTGTCCGAGCTTCGCTTCCTCGGCGATCCCCGCCTGGAGCCCGGCGACGTGCTTCAGGTGACCGATCGGGACGGCACTGTGTACTCCGTGCCCTGTATGACGCTGTGTCATGAATTTGACGGCGGCCTGATCACAGAACTGTCTGCCGTGGGTAAGAGTTCCAGTGCCACCGATAAGGACTACCAGGGCCCGGTTACGCGGCAAATCGAGCG